AAAATACTAGAAATGATTAACTTTTTGTATTAGTTATACTTACAGTGATAAACATTAATTATAAATGTACATTTCCTTTTAAGAAATCATATGGTAATTCATATCTACACTCTGTATAATGGAAGTTAATCATTTCTAGTATTTTATGCAAATTATCTGTCCATTGATTTAATGTAGCACTTGATACATCAAAAGCATAGGTTTGATCATATTTATCTATGACTACAAACTTAAAAGAAATTTTATAACTGCTTGCTATTTCCTGAGAAACATTTTTACCAACTAGTATAACATAGATAGCTGCTTGAAGCCAATATCTATAGAACTCTAATGTATCAGGAAAATCTGTCAAACTTTTACCTGAAGTTTTTAAGTCAATAATAGTAATAGTCTTTGTCTCATGATCAATAACATATCTATCTACATAACCATGAAGTCCAAACTTATACTTAACAAGATCACAAGTCAAATACTTTTCATTAAATACTTCTAGATTATCCATTTCAAAATCAGTTACCTCATTAGTAAACAATTTCATTATAGAATCATTAGATTTCATTAATGAAACTCTTTCAGTAGCTTTAGTTAACATATCATTATCTATTACATCTTTACCTGCTGATGTACGTATAAATTTAAGATAGTTTTCATTATCTACTGTTTGAATTTTAGCAACTTTCTTTGAATCATCTTTCATAGATTGATATAAATTTTCATTTATCAATGCTTGTATGATTTCTGGTTCAAGATCTTCTAGAGTTTCAGATATAGTTTCACTAGGAAGGATGGGTAATCTACTCTTAATATCATTAAGAACCCTACGCACTGCATCTGAAGGCAATTTACCAGGAGTTACAGAAAACTCTTCATAGAGCTTCTCAGGCTGTAACAGCATCAAGTGAAGAAGTTTACCCTCCACTAGATGTTTATCTGTTCTAACCTCTTTTTCCTGTAGTATGTACTCTTTATAGAATATTTTAGGAGAAAACAATAGTCTGTTCATTGATGAATAACTAAAGTTGAATTCTTTATCCATGAATTCCTTTTCTTTCTGTTTATTTATTTTCATAATTAAAATGGTAATGTGTCTAATGCAAGATGTTCCTCATTTATCACCTGACCTAAGTTTTTATCAATACATTTCTTTTTATATTCAGGTTTAAGTTTTAGATCAGTTCTTTTGAATTCAAATACTGAATCAGCATCCATTCCAAAACTACTTTCTATAACAGTTTGATATAATGAGTCAAGTACAGAATTCATTACATACTTAGTTAAACCTTTATCTTCAATTAATTTAGTAATAAAAGAATTGTAAGGATGCACGCTATGTCTAGCATAGGTTAATGCATATTTCTCAAATTTAGATCTAATAGTTTTAAAGTTAACATGGCTCCATGATTTTCCAGCTCTAAATGTTTGCTCATATTGAAAGAACAATAATGCTATAAAACCTTTTGAATCTTCAACATTACAATTAGATATTATTTCCATACCTAACATTATGTTTTCTTGATCAGAACTTTTAAACATTGCATTTAATTGATCATATACTTTTGCATCAATGGTTAATGAATCTTCAGTTGCAATATCATTTACATATGTATCCATTATCAAATTGTCAGACTCTGCATTTAAATAATCCCAAATTTCTATATGTCCAGGTATAACATAACTATGATAACCTCTACTGCTAGTTATATCTTCTAACTTTTGTAGAAATTTTTGAGCTTTTGTATTTTGAGTATTCCAATAATATGTAGATGTTGATTTTATTATATAATAGTTGCTTACATCTAATTTAGATATGAAATCATTTTCTAATGTAGTATTTTTAAAACCATTTTTTCCTTTATACATTCCCGTTAATAATGCAATAAAGTCTTCTCCAGTTACTAAAGAATCCCAAGTTGTACTAACTAAAGAGTTTATGTATGTCACACTAGTTATAATACAATCAGCCTTTTTCATATCTCTTGTTGACTTAGTATTATATTTATCATGTACTATATTTAATTTTTCTCTTGGTAAAGATAGTTTAGGTGTTCTATATATTAGTTTACCACTTAAATTATTAAAATCAATTTTGTTTAAATTTGCATCTTCAATAATTCCAACATCTATTTCAGTACTATTTTGCCATTTATCTGAGCTACTTTTATAAATACCTATCTCATTTAAGTAAAATGCATCTAAACACTGATCTTTTTCATTTGCATTAAAGCTTACTTCTATAATTTTTTTCATATTTTCATTTTTTTATATAATTTATACTCAGGCTTAAGTTCTACTTTGAAAGTATATAAGTCTCTGTTCTCAATTCTTATTTCTTTTCTTACAATACCTTCTAAATATTGAAAAGATTCATTATTAAGAAGTTCTTGCTCTTCAAGATATTGTATCATTTCAAGTGCACTACGTCTACGTATTTCTTGGATTTCAGAAACACTTATCCAGAATTGTACATCCTTATTTCTATTAAAGTTATATAGATTATCTAATTCTTGAGATAGTGCCCAAAGTAAATGGTACTTTTCCTTATACTTTATAGTAGGAAGAATAGAACCAATCATATTATGATCATCATTATTACGAGAATTCTGTAAAGCTGTAATATCTGATATTAGTTGTTCTGTTAGGTCAACTTTATTTGCAGATTGATTTAAAACTTTTTCAACATGCCATACTTCAGCATTACCCATTTCTACATTGTATGCACAATTCACTGCCATCCCAGTTAATAACCAAGACTCAACTGGCATTGAGAATGTTGTAAACAAACGCCTGTTGAACCATTGATCAAGTTTATCATCAACTATTATTCTTGCTCTTTCACCACCCTTCATATTATTAGTGTCATCAGTATAGTTTGTTATTATTGTAGAACCTTCTTCTACAGAGTCATAATTCCACAATTTAGGAAATAAAGTTGTTGATTTAACTGTATCTCCATTTTCAAAATTACCATTTATCATAAAATGAGTTATATAAACATCTGCTAATTCATAATCATTTGTTACAGTAACTTTATGTTCTTTTAATGCAGATTTAATTCTATCTTGTGATACATCACATCCAGGAAATACAAAAGCTTTTTTTAACTTAGTTAAATCAGGAGCTTTAGTTTCATCATCATCTGATAATATTGCTTTTAACTTTCTCCAAGTATGTGCGCTTTCATCAGCGTGAACTTTTTCTATATTGCCATTAGACCCACTGACCATGATCCCATAAGGATCACAGTCAATGTTAAAGTGGTCAATAGCTGCTTGTAATGTTGGTTGGTTAACATTTTTTGTTGCCATATTATTTTACAGTCATTTTCATTATTTCAGGATTCATCATTAATTTGTTGAATTTCTGTTTGTTACCATTGAAGATTGTTCTAATAACTAAGTATTTAAGATCATTAGTAAAGTAATCCTTAGTACATAATGCTATTATTCTATCAGTAATCTTCTGAGTTACAGTTTTCTCATTTGAGTATACCACGGCATAGTTAGCTAATCTTGTTGCTAAAGTAGAGGCAATGTCTGCTCTATAATCATCATCTTTACCAATACAACTACCAAGTTCACCAAGAATATAAGCTTCATTATCATGAGTTAATAAATCTTTTGGATTTACTAATTTATCTAACTTGTTATTAATAAATGTAGTAAACATAGAAGCAAACTCATCTCCTACAGATCCTTCCCCAATCATTTGGATTAATGGTAAATCTTTCTCAAAGTTCTCAATACTAGATATAGCATTAAAGAATGTTGTAATAGATCTTGCATTAGTCTCTTGTGTAACTAACTCAGGATGCATTAATAAGAAGTTAATACATCTTGTATCAATACCTTCTGATTCTGCCCAACGAGCCCATACATCTACATCAAACTTTAAGTTAGCTGTGATATATCTTGTCTTTTGTGCTGAATCCACACTGTTAACCATATAATCTCCATTGTCAGGATTAGAAGTTAAAATGATATGCCAGTCTTTTGGAAGAGACCATGAAATGTAAGTCTGTCTATCTACTAACTCCATTACTGCTTGAATAAATCTCATGTCTGCACGGTTCCAGTCATCAAGAAGAAGTATACCACCTTCTTTTGCATCAGCAATCCATTCAGGTGCACAGTAAGACATTCTGTTTTTACCAGTTACTTTCCATCCTTGTCTAAGATATTCTTCAACTGCAAGTTCATCAACCCATTGTCCAACTTTTTTAGTTTGAGTTGAATTTGCTGCTGCTGCTTGTGCTTGTGCAGGTGAATAGCTTAAATCATCTATCTTTTTAGCTACTTGCTTCTCTTTATACATTTGGAATTGTCTAACAGGAAATCCAACTAAATCACCTAATTCTTCTATCTGAGCAAGATTAAGTTTAACAAATTTTAATTTATTTTCTTGAGCTAATTGTATTACAGCTGTTGTTTTACCAATACCTGATTCACCAACTATCTCAATTGCTACTGGTTTTTTACCTCCTTCTTGTAGAAATCTATTGTTTTTAATAACATGATTTGTGAAATCTTTTACTTCATCAATGTTTAAATTTACTTGTGCCATTTTCTTTTTTTTTATTTTATTAATTAAGTTGTATTTTTTGTCCTGGTAAATCTTCATTTATCTGACATCTTGTACTATGAACCCATAACGCATTTTGAGGGCATTCTTCTGGTGGATATGCTTCACCATCTGTTAAATATATTAAAGCAGTATACTTCCCTACTTTATTGTAATGATCTATTACTGGTTGGAATTCTGTACCTCCCCTACCTTTAACTTCCCAATCTTTCTTTGGATTAAAGTCTTCTATAGAATTTATTTGTGTATCACATTGTGCTACGGTAATCTTATGGCCTGTTTTATGCATGTGAACTAACTCATTCATGAATTCTTTGAGTTCATCATTAGACACAGATCCTGATGTGTCAACACCAACAAGTATATGATTTTTAAATTTAATCTTTAAACCAGGATTAGCAGCATATCTTTTATTATACTTTCTCCTTAACTTCTTAGTATATGAGATAGTAGAATTACCAATAAATCTCTTTAAATAACCTTTCCAGTCAAATGATGGTGGTTCAATATGTGTTAACCTATCAATAAGTTCAGCAAGCTCGCCAGGAACATGACCACATCTTTTAACAGTTTGATCTGCAGTTTCTTTCAATTGATGTTCAACTTGTTTATGTACAAGTTTTTTATCAGCTTCAGATAATTCATCAAATTCTTGCCATGTTGGATGATCATATGGACTATCACCATTCATTTGTTGCATTACATTATTTAATGCATCACATTCACCATCTTCACAGGCCTGGTCTAATAAGTCATAATAAACTTTAGTACCTGCTTTAGTTGGAAGATTTAATTCTGCAAATGTTTCTAATTTTAAACCTCCATCTGGAAGATAATCATCATCTATATATTGATTAATCTCTATATCTGCTGCTATGTTAAACAACTTAAAGTTTGGAAATCTATCTTTCATTATCATATGTCCAAATGACACATGTAATAATTCATGTTTAAGCAAGCCTATTTGATGTTTATCAGGTAATCTTGTAAAAAATTCAGGGTTAATTGATAATTGTATACCAATACCTTTTGGACTCACACCTGCTGTAGGAATGTCCTTTCTAAAGACTTTATTAAGCCCAATTAAAAAGAGCCCATAAAAGGGCTCTGATAATATTAATGTTTTACTAGCTCTTGCAAGCTTGTCCTGCATAAGTTGTTTATTCATAATTTAAATTTATTTTAATATCTTTGATGATCTTTGTTCCTCCTATATGTTTAAGATGATTAGTAGCTAACTCTAGAATCATTTCTTCTATTATTTTCATTTCAATATTAGGAATCATTTGAGTTTTTGATATATGTTTTTTAATAACTGGAAATAGATTTTTCCATTCTAAGTTAATACCAAACATATCATCTACAACTAGAAAAAGACTATTTGATATTGATCTACGTAATTTAACCCTATTCTCTTTATATAATGATTTTAATAATAATGTCATCATTACTTTGTTTGGCTCTAAGTTTTTAAGAACTTCTATAGCAACATTATAATCATCCTCTATATCATTGTTTAACATTTTTTTTATGTTGTGAAATTCTTCATAGCTTAATTTCACTTTAGTTTATATGGTTTATTAAACTCTGCATCATCAGGTTTTGACATCTTAACATCAGAATCTTTCTTCTTGTTCTTAGATTCATATTTACCTTCTATTTTTATTAATACTCCTGGTTCTTCTTTGTTGTATTCAAAGTCTTCTAGGACTGGTATGATAAATGTTGCATTATCATCTTCTATCCAACCATGTTTAGTCATTTCATCCTGCACAGTCTGTAAAGGATTAATGTGATCAAACTTATGGCGTGAACCTCTTATAAATTTAAAAGAAACATATACTGGTGTTTCATACTTTGCAAACTCTTTAGCAAAAGATGCTGCAGTACTCTTATAGATACTGTCTGTATCTTTTCTGTACTTCATTGTTGTTTTACTTGCTATAAAGAATTTTCCTGTCCACCTTCTGCTATTTTTAGAACTTGGTACATTACCTGGTATAAACCATGATGAAAATGAACCTAATATTGAATCATCTTTCATTTGTTTAAAGCTTTTAGATTCTTAATTTCTTTTAAGTATTTTCTAATAGTTTTTGAAACAGTTGCATAGTGACAATCTAGATCTATGGCTATTACTTTCATAGGTGTATCCATATTGTTCAACCAGTATTCAAGTATTTTAGAACGTTTATCTGTTCTTATTGTATACTTACCTTTATCTAAAAGTAATATACTTTCTTTCTCTATTAACTTTTTACTTAAAAGTTCTTCAGAAGAAGCTTCAGTTTCTCCACTGTATTTCCACAGTTGATCTGCAGTCTTAACAATAGGACCATTATCTTTTTGCCATTGTTGTTCTTCTTCCATTTGTATGGCTACGTGATGTCTATTAATCATCCCTGTGTTTGTTCATTTCTTCTAGTACTTTTTCTAATGCCCACTTTTCTGCAAAACGTATT